CCCTCACCTACGCCGACCGCAGCGGCACGATCACCGCCGGCGGCACCGCCCAGGTCGTCCTACCGGCGTGGAACGGCCGACATGGCTGCATGATTCAGAATCAATCCGCTGGCAGCCTCTGGGTGTCCGAGACGGCCACGGCGGTCGCCGGGCCGCCGTCGATCCTGATCCCGGCCGGTCAGCAGTTTCTCTGCATGAGCCCGGCGTCCGGCCAGGCGTATTCGATCATCGGCGCGACCACGGCGCAGGCGTTCGCGGCGCGCGAGTGGTGATCGGCAGGCGCTCATTGCTGTTGGCCGGCGCCGCGTTTCCCGCGGCGGCGTATGGGCAGTGCGTGACGGACGCGCCGGAGGCCGCGAGCACGAACCTGCTGCTTCAGAGCGGCAATCTCGCCGCCGCCCCGTGGGCGTTATTGAATTTTACCGTCGCCGCGCCTGTCGTGACCGGCAATAACGCTACATCTCCTGACGGAACGACGACCGCCGCGCGCATCGTTTATCCGGCGGTATCGGTGGCTGCTACCGGTAGTGTTATTTATCAGTCATTCACCCCGACCGCCGCGCCATATACGATCAGTCTGTATTTGAAAGGCAATACCGGCGGCGAACAACTCTATCTCGCGGTGCAGGATGGTGCTTCAACCTGGCACAGAGTGCGCGCCACGCTGACAACGCAATGGCAACGGGTTACGGCGACCACGCCAAACCTCACAGCCGCTCTATGGTATCTTGAGATAGGAACGGACTTGCGTGATGGGGGACAGACCAGCACGGCTGGCGGAACGATTTACGCATGGGGCGCTCAGGTCGAGCCAGGCGCGTTCGCGACATCCTACATTCCAACGACATCCGCCACCGTCACGCGACCGCTGGGTGTGTCCATCATGTCTCCAACACAGAAATGCGGACGGTGACGATATGACCGGATTCCCGTGGGCGCAAGGCGACGCGCTGCTCGCCGATGATCTGAACGCCGCGATAGCGAACGCCGGTTCGGGTGGCGGCGCGTTCTTGCCATTGGCCGGCGGCACGATCTCGCCGGGACCGTTGAACATTGACTCTTATTCCGGCCTGCAAACCAAAGGCGACACGATCCTGCGGACGGGTCAGGTCACGACCCAGCTTTCCCTACGTCTTGGTTCTCTGTTTCTTGGCGTTGACGCGGGAGCGAATTATCCACTCAGCACCGACACGCTATTCGGGAGCGTGGGCATCGGTCCCGGTGCGCTGCAATCACTTACCGCGTTGAACGCTGAAGACGTGGCGGTTGGCGCCTGGGCCGCTCAGTTCGTTAAGACGGCGAGTGGCGTAACCGCCGTGGGAATGCACGCCAACGGGCATGACGATCACAACGGCAACACGGCGATTGGCAACGACGCGATCCGTGACGCTATCACGGGCGGCAACGTCACGGCGGTAGGCGGGGGTGCGGTTGGGAGCGGCAATCCGATCAATTCAGTCGGCATTGGCGTTCAGACGTTGCGTGGCAATTCGTCGGCGTTTTTGTTGAGCGGCACGATCACGGCGGGGGACACGATCACCATCAACGCCACGAGCGCGGTCCCTGGCCTGGTTAACATACCGTTCTCAACAGTCGTCACGATTATCGGTGGTGACACGCTGGCGACGGTAGCGAACCGTATCCAGACGGCGATCAATAACGCGAACATTTCCGGCCCGGGCAATCTGATGCAGGCGTTCGTCGCGACCCAGCCGAATGGCAATCCCGTTGTGTGGTTGGTGTATCCCGGCAACACGACACTCGGCTGGGCCATTACGTGGACGATGACGCCGAGTGGTGGCGCAACCATCGCCGTCGCGGTTAAGACCGGATCAAAACCATCGGCAACGGTAGCGGTCGGAATGCAAGCGCTTCTCGGCGCCGCCATGACGGACGTTTCAGACACGGTCGCGGTTGGCCAACAGACAGGGGCGAATGTGCAGACCGCCTCCGCGACAACGCTGATCGGAGCGGCGTGCGGGGCCAGCCTCACGACCGCCACTGGCGTTACAATGCTAGGTGCCAGAACGGGGATCGTCGCGGATACCGTGACCAATTCGACGATCATTGGCTTTAATACCGCGTCAAACACCTTCAAGAACGGCACCAATGTCTTGTTGATAGGCAGCGGCGGCGGCGTGGTGGACACTCCCGCCCCAGGCACGAGTAACTATTTCAATATCGAAAATATCTTCACATGTCAGGCCACGAACATCGGTGTTGACTCATTGGCCGCGATGGCCGGGCATCTTAAAATCGGCAATTCAGTGTGGGTCGGGGCGAATACCGGCCTGACCGCGACCGGTACGACACAGGCGAACGCGCTGGCTCTCACCGGACAAATCGCGCGCATCACGAACGCGGCGGCGGGAACTGGTGTGGTGCTACCGATTGGCAACTCTGGTGTTATTTACACGCTGTTCAATGACGGCGCGAATGCCGTCAAAGTTTACGGCAACGCGGCTGGTGGCGCCACGGTCGATGGCGTGGCGAACGCGACCGGCGTGACATTGGGCGCGGGCAAGCGGTGCCAGTATATCACCGTGGCGAATAACGTCTGGGTGTCCGCGCAACTCGGCGCGGTCAGCGCATGAACCCCACCGATAAAATCCCCGTCGTGCTCGAGGCCCAGTCCTGGGAGCAGATCATGCGCGTGCTGGCCGACGCGCCGTTCAGGGTGGTCGCGCCGCTCATCGCCGAGATACAGCGGCAGTGTGCACAGCGGGAAGCAGAGGCATCACCGCCATGAGCCAGTCCCTCTACCCCGACCCGCCGATGGACCCCGAGGCCGCCGAGGCGTCGCGCCCGAAAGGCGGTCCCGGCATCGCGGACGAGCGTTACCCGCGCGATCTGGACGATTTGCACGCGCGCCAGGTGCGCTGGTTCGAGGACAGCGAGACCGCGACCGCCGATGGTCGTCGCATGTCGCAACGCGATCGTGACTACAAAGACGGCTACCAGTGGAGCACGACGGAAAAAGAAGCACTGAAGGCGCGCGGCCAGCCGGAGATAACCATCAACAAGATCGCCGATAAAGTCGAGCTGATGTGCGGCCTTGAGCGCAAGTCGCGCACCGATCCTAAGGCGTTCGCGCGCAATCCAACCGACGAGGACAAGGCCAACGCCGCGACGCAGGGGCTCCGATACATTTCCGACGATAACAACTTTCCCCTGATCCGCTCTGACGTTTACGAAAGCCTGATGGTCGAGGGCGCCGGCGGCGCCGATCTGGCGTTGGAGGACGACGGTCGGGGTGGCGCCAATATCACGATCACACAGGTGCCGTTCGATCGCCTGTTTTGGGACCCTCATAGCAGACGACTGGACTTTAGCGACGCGCGCTACAAAGGCATCGTCATCTGGCTGGACCGCGATCAGGCATACGAGATGTGGCCCGACGCGGAAGACCTGATATCCGATACGTTCGCGACACAGACCGGCTCTTATTCCGACCGGCCGCACGATATCGTCTGGTGCGACAGTAAGCGCGAGCGCGTCCGCATCGTGCAGATGCACTGGCAGGAGAAGAACGAATGGTGGGTCTCCACGCTGACCCGCGTTGGTTTTCTCGCTGAACCAATGAAGTCGCCCTTTCTGAACGGCAGGGCTCGTTCGACGTCCGGCCTCATCATGGCGTCCGCGCACGTCGATCGGGAAAACAATCGTTACGGCATGGTCCGTAACCTGATTTCCGTGCAAGACGAGATCAACAAACGACGCAGCAAGGCGCTGCACCTTCTGAGCGTGCGACAGGTCATCGCGGAAGACGGCGCGGTCGCGGATCAGGACCATGCGCGGCGGGAAGTGGCGAAGCCGGACGGATATATTTCCGTCAATCCCGGAATGAAGTTCGAGATACAGGAGGGCGGCGAACTCGCTCAGGGCCAGTTCAAATTGCTGGAACACGCGACGGCGGAAATGCAGGCGTCGGGGCCGAACGCGGCGATGAGCGGCACCGATCCGCGGGAGTTGTCGGGCCGGGCCATCCTCGCGCAACAGGCGGGTGGCGCCGCGACCCACGAACCGATCGCCGACACGCTGCGGATGTGGTCGCGGACGGTCTACGAGGTCGCGTGGATGGCCGCGCGGCAGTATTGGACGGCCGGACGCTTCGTGCATGTGACGGACGATCTTGGCTCGACGAAATACGTCGGCATCAACCAGCCGGTGCGCCTGATGGACGAACTGGCGGCGCTGCCGGACGACCAACGCGCCCAGGCGATGCAACAGATGCAGATCGTGCCGAACGATCCTCGCCTTCAACAGGTGATTCGTATCGAGAACGACATCACGGACATGGACATCGACATAACGATTGAAGAGGGCATCGATGTTCCGTCGATCCAGGCTGAGCAATTCCAGGTCTTGATCCAGTTGGCCGGCACGCAACCGGGTCTGATCCCGCCGGAGATCCTGATCGCGGCCAGCAACCTGCGAAACAAGGACGAACTGCTGGAGATGCTGAAAGAGCACCAGCAGGCGGCGGCGCAAAAGCAGCAGGTCGTGGAGAAAATGGCGACCGACAAGGCCGAGGCCGACACCGCGGCGACGCGGGCCAAAGCGGCGGCGGACTTCGCTTTGGCGGAGGAACGCAAGCACGCGAGCATCCATCACATCGCGGACGTACATGGTGGGTTCGCCGAGATGAACGCGCCGCCCGACCCGCCGTCCGATCCCGGAACCGTGGTCCCGCCGGAGGTTCAGGCCGCGCTGAACGACGCCGATATCAGGGGCCGTCACGCCAAGGCAACGGTCGATGAGGCAAGGGCAAATGATCTACGGCACAGCGCCGTCGAGCGCATCAATAACGTGATGGTGGCGCGCCAGAACGCGCTGGCGCCGCCGGAACAGACGGGAGGCGCGTGATGTATTCCCACGATGAGATCGAGTCCCTGACCACGAAAATCCGCTGGATGGCGGTTGACCTGTTGGGCGACCGGGTTTCCGTCGTAAAGGTCGAAGCCCGTGACTGGAACGACGAAATAGGTCTCGCGATCCGGTCAGGCGGCTGGCGGCACGGGGTAGGCGGCGCGACGACCAATGTCATAGCTGACCCGGAGAAATGGACGCGCGCCGCGTGCGACGCGATCGTTGCATGGTTGGATGCGAAAGCGGCGCCAGAACAGCTGGGGACAGCATGAGCAAGCCAAAGGTGGATGCCGTGATCGCGGCGATGGAAGTGTTGCTGACAAAGCGGCAGATAGCTGTTGTGAACAACCGAACGAGGGGCGGTTCGAGCAAGCTAGAAATCATACGCGAGTTTCTGAATGTAGGCATCCAGACCTACGAAGCCGAAGGGGTTTTCTTTCGCCAAAAGGTGAACGCCACATTTGAAC